ATAAGTGATATGTCCGATCACTCGGGATATCACGGAAATAATACTCGACTTCCCCAAGCTCATCGTCTGTGATGTAGCAAGTACCGGAGAAGGAGAACCCATCAGATTTCCGTAACGGAAAGCTGAGAAGGTCGAATATCTGAGGTTCACGCGTAAGCGTGTCGCTCAAATATTCTTCTCCATTCCTGTATCTCGCGATCATGGCCGAGAGCGTGGTAATTAACGGGTTCCCATGCAGAATCCATTCGGATCCTGCGGATATCTCTGTACTCAGACACAACCCTAGGGTTGAAATAAGAGTACTTCTTGGAAAAGAAATCCAAGAGTGCGGGATATCCTTGCCGGTCTCTTGATCGAGCCACCGCAACCAAACGGTGAACTCTGACCTCGTACCTATGTAGGCGAGTATTCCATCTTTTCTTAAGATGGCGTTCATCGCTTCCACAGAGTGAGGTGAGACCGACGAACCCAGCTTCATTGCTGGCCACGACTCTGAGTCCTCGTCGAAGACGAAGAGGAATCGTGGACTCAAGGTGTTGTGAGGCATGCCATAATCCTTTACTATGAAGGTTGTTGGTAGTGTCTACAACAGCCTGGCAAGAAGCCGGGCCGTCAGCAACTAGTGTTTTCGGGGATACAGGGGTAATACAACACCCCTTATACCCGTCGGTGCCACAAGACTCTCGAAACTGTCCGTTAACGAAGCTTTTCGCTAAGTTAACTTTCAGTTGAAGGGCGTCCATGACACTAACTAGTCGCGCATACCCGTGTGCCGGAACAATAATATCGTCTCCGTACACACGTACCTGGTTACGAAGTTTCCTAATCGACCTCCAATTCACAGCGCCTTGGATACTACATCCAAGGGCTATGCAGAGGAACACGATCGATTGGACAGGAAACGTCGTCGCAGTCCCCTGCGAGGCAAACTTCTTGAGTTTCAAGAAGCCCTTAACATCAGAAACGTCATCTCTGATGTACCTCGTTCTTGTGGCGTGCAGGGCGGACAAGATAGAAGTACTACTTCTAAATATCCGCTCCACGGTCCAACAAGAAAGACGATCGCTAGCGCTGCTGAGATCAACAGTAGCCAGCTTTCTATCTAGGGAGCTTGCCAACACTAAGTCACTAGATGCGCCTTGATCTGTGAAGTCAATAAATCCGGGAGAGATCCCAGATTTATAAAGTGACTCACGCAGAAAACCCCATAGGTGCTGCTGACAGTACATGTGTGCTGTCGGTTCGCTAGCTATGAGGCGAGGACCTTTTGCGGTCTTCGGAACGCACATCAAGCGGCTTGGCCCCTCATGACGAGAGGGCCGAACCTGATTCGAGCCCGCCGTTTTACCGACGAGCTCAAACGGGTATTCGTGTTGGAGCTTATCCGGCCAGAATTGGAACTGGGATTTTTCCCAATTCTTCATCCGTTCGGAAACTGCGCCAAGTCCATGTTTGAAGCCTGTGCCCCTAGAATCACTTTCCTGCGCCTCCGAAAGGAGAGTAGGATTGTAGTGTTCTAGAGACCCAATGATAAGATCAGCGACCTGCTGAACCTTATAAAGGATACTACGGGTTAACCATCGCGCCTTAAAGGCTTCTTCTTTCTTTTCACCAGTTTCTTGGTGGAATTGAAGAGAGCCTTCAGGGTCGGCAATAGAGTCAAAACAGCCGTCACCAAGGTGATGGTTTGTTGGACCTTCTCCGTAGTAGAGTCGATCGAGATCCCACCTGAGGGTGGGAGATCGGAGACTCCGTTCGACATCAGTGTACTCCTTAGCAGCGGTAATTATCCGTTGATGGGAGCACTCCACCTCAATATTCTTCCCCAGGCGGAGAAACTGCCTGAGAAAGAATAAAGCGGTTATGTCAACGTCAGACTTCAAACAAGCATCTCTATCAAACACTCGCAACCAGAGCCCCGAGAAGAATCTCGGCACTCTAATCCTAGCTGAGACCCGCTTACTTAGCGGACCAGCAAGGTCAAGGCGTCCACTCTCGAGCCCCTGAACTAATAGGGAATCGAGGTGTGGGAGATCTAGGGAGAAAACACCTAGACCTCGTGTTTGACAGTAAAGGGCGAGTCTATCGAGATCGAGAGACAGTCCCTTCAATGCCGGGTATGCCGCTTGGACATCTTTACAGAGTCCTCGCGCAACGTGAAGTAGAACATTAACTTGGCTATTCATTCCAGGGCCTTTCGGTCGTTGGAAATCCAAGCCGCGGAGTGCTGTCGACCTTCGAGCTGCTTAAGACTCGAAGTTCATCAACTGCGTGATCTTGGCCCCCGTAAGGAAGGCCATGAGTGCCGAAGCGACGTTAGTGGGATCCGTAAGGGTATCACCCTGCTGGTTCTCAATAACGACGTACACCTTCCTAACGATGGAAGTTGTACTCGGTGCCACCGGGAACACGGTGTGAGTGAGATCAACCGTATGACGGTCTATTTTGACCGAATTACGGGTTTTCTCAACACGAGTCGTGTTCTTGATGTACAAGCGATACTCATCGACAGAAGTCCTCAGGAGATATTGAAGAATACCTATCCTGATTAATTCTGACGAGGTTTTTCGCCACGCTGTTGACAGTGACGACAGATGGATCCGCGAACATGTTTTACTTCCTTTCTTGCTTCTAAGAGGTATAAACTGTACCTCAACTAACAAGATACTTCGGACTTCGAAGCACTGCTAGTGAAGCAAGTATACCCATTTGGTTCCCGTTAAGCACCGGGAAATGGGCTGAAGGAACCACTGACACCCTACGACGATCCTTATCCTCACGGATAACGCGAGTGGCCTCAAGAGACCAATCGTTTTGCCTTTCGGCAGGAAGATCGTAAGTGGTGCGCGTGTGTCTGAGCACTGATACGTGTTCAAGACTAGCTGGGACGATGTTTCTGTTGGCCTTAAAGAAATCGCCAACATTACCCGCCCAGTCCATGAGCCAAGACCAAGGTAGTAACTCCCAAAGAGTGGAAGTGTCT